ACCTTATTAATGATGATGAAACAATTACCGTAACATTTACTACTTTAAATGCAGTTACTATCCCTGCTTTTGCAAACAATGTTCGTGGAGAAGCCTCAACACTATGCGAAGAGGGAATTTCTAACACTGTAGAGGCTGGCAATGTTTACGGAGTTCTTTTAGGTGCTTCAAATGGAGATGCTGAGCAAGTGTTTGACATTGATGATGACCCAGTTGTTTTAGACAGCATAAATGTCTACGTTGAAAGCGGTAACACCTTTGGACTTTGGACTCGTGTTCAACATTTAATTGATTATGGACCAAATGATGCGGTGTATACCGTTCGCTACGATAGTGATAACCGTTTGTTTGTTGTATTTGGTGACGGTGTTTCTGGAGCAATTCCCACAATTCACTCTGCTATTAGAGCAACCTACACTATTGGTGGTGGAAGTTTAGGAAATGTTAAGACGGGAATTATTAATACTTTAGAGTATGTTCCTGGATTATCAGAGCAACAAGTTGCTTCTCTTGCAGGAGTAATTGATATAAATAACGTTTCTGTTGGTGCTGGTGGATTAAATCCAGAGTCAGATGCGTCAATTAGAAAGAATGCTCCTTTATTCTTACGTGCACAAAATCGTGCAATTACTATTGATGATTACCAGAACCTTGCATTAGCAGTTGAAAACTGCGGAAAAGCAAAAGCAGTATCTAGTGGGTACACCTCTGTAACTATGTACATTGCTCCACGTAGAGAAGATGTAGATGGTGACCCAACCCCAGGTATTGAAACCATAAACAATGTTGCAACCCCAACGGTAGAGTGGAATAACCTTCGTGATGCAGTTGTATCTTTTTTTTCAGATAAAACTTTAGCAGGAGTTAGTCTTACACTTACACAACCTACCTATGTACCAGTAACAATGAACGTTCAATACAAACTAGACCCATCGTTTACTACAGCAGTAGCAGAAAGAACTTTAAAGCAAGCGTTAATCTCTAACTTTGGTTACAACTATGTAAACTTTGGCGAAAGAGTTTCTGCTCAAGATGTTGAGTATGTAATTACTAATATCCCAGGAATTTTACGAGCAAAGTGTCAGTACCTATTTAAAACTGGAGGTAGTCAAGGACTTGCAGTTATTCAAGCCCTAGATAATGAGATTTTAAGTTTTGCAGAGTCAGACATTATCTTAGAGGCGACCTTGGCATAATGTATAACAATGTTGCAGACTCTGAAAAGTTCTTTGGTCAATACAGAGGAGTAGTTGTTGACAACAAAGACCCTGAAGGTCACCGTAGAATAAAAGTCAAAATTCCTCAATTAAATGATGTTGATGTAACTAACTACGTGTGGCCTCAAGAAGTCTCTAGCGTACGCTCTGAAGTTCCTGACATTGGCGACGGGGTGTGGATTATTTTTGAAGGCGGAGACCCTTCATACCCTATTTGGTGTGGGACTTTTGGTAAGCCTAAGAAAGACAAACGAGTAAACATAAAGGTTTTACGTGATACAACTTCTTTAACAGGCATACAAAATACCCACATCATTACAGAACGCACAGCAAATGGCACAACAGAGGTAGACCTTGTAGCAACCCTCTTGGTTATGGCAAACAAGATTAAAACCTTAGAGACTGACTTAGCACTTGTTAGGGCAACTTTGGCGACTAGAACCTCAATTCAGCATACTCACGGGAACAATGGCTAAGAATTAAGCCAGTTTAATAAGCAAAAACTAGGGAGAATATCCCTGTAGATTAGGAGAAAAGAAGATGGCTGTATTTCCAGAAGGCGTAAAGTCCTTTACCAATAAAGAAGACTTTACCGACCTAGTTCTTGCTGAACACATTAACTCGCTTCAAAACGAGGTTACAGCAATTCAAGCAACTATTGGAACCCTGCCTCAAGTTACTTCGGGCTACACTGGAACCTTTGACGAATCTACAGTTAGTTTTGCAACTCTAAAGGCTCGCATTCAAAATATTGAGCGGGGTATTAAAGGCGATGTCCATACCCAGTACTTTAAGTACACAGGCGGAACCATTCAACCAGCAAATGCTGCAACCGTTCCCCTAACAGTCCAAGGATTTACCAGCCAAAGTTCTGATTTACTTCAGTTTAAAAACTCAGGTGGAACAACTTTAACAAAGGTAGATGCTGCAGGAAAACTCTATATCAATAACCAAGAGATTAAACCGATTCTTATGCAAGCAACACAACCAGATGCTGCTGCACTAGGGCTTCCAACAGGAACAATTTGGGTAGATTCAGATTCAACACCTGCAGTTTTATCTGCTGAAACAACCATTCAAATCACTGGAGGAACCCTTCAAGGAGACCAAGCACTTACTTCACGTCTTCGCAATATCACTGTGTCTACAGCAGACCCAACTGGTGGTAATAACGGAGACATCTGGATTAAGTACACAGCGTAAGGACTAATAATGGCTATTGGTTCTAAGGTAAGCGGTCAGTTTAAATCTGCTGCCAATCTCTACGCAAAAGTAGACGGTGGTTGGAAACCTGCAAGAGCGGGCTATATTAAAGTTGAAAATGTTTGGAAACAATTTTGGGCTGCAGAAATTAAAGATGGATTTGGAAGAGCCAATACCTCAAGTTCTATAGGAACAGCAGATAGTGGACAATCATGGGAAGTCCTTCGAGGTGTTTGGCGTATCCTAGATAACGCTGCTAACACTACCTCTGCAAAAACAGATTACCCTTTAGCAGTTATTGATATGGGTGTTGTAGATTTTGAACTACAAGCAAACGAACTTTCTCCTGGCATGGGAGTTGTAGTAAGAGCCTTAGATGCAAATAACTGGGTTGCAATACTTCCTTGGTATAACCAAACCTCATATACCTACCCAATTTGCGTATCAGGTCGAAATGAAAGTTACTGTATTGCCTCATGTACTCAACCAGCGGGGTATAACAACGTTTGTTATGGAACTGAGACCCCAGCAACCACAGGCACTCGTCAAGTTACAGTCCCAACAGGTTGTACAACAGTTATAGGAGAGCGTCAATGTATTGACTCTTACTCTTATTCAACACCAGTATCAATATGTAGCCCTGCTACAACCGAAACTTACAGTTGCTGTATTAAAAACTGTAACTCATGTAGAGAAACCTGTGCTCCGTCCTCTACTCAATGTACCAGAGAAGATGGAATAACTAGGTGCAGAACTGTACCTGGAGCATGTACAACAACTTGTTCAACAATCTGTTGTGATAGAGATACTTGTACTCGTACAGTTCCTGGAAGTTGCGTAACAAGGCTTGAGTACTTTGAAGTATGTACTGCGTATTCAGAAGGTGTACCAACTACTACTTGCACGGGTTCAACAACTACAACTGAAACTTACACAATTCCAGCCACCTGTTCTACTGGCTATGTGCAAGTTCCTTACTATAACTGCTGCCAATCTGGGTCACGATTTGTCTGTGAAGTAGCAGGAACTGCTACCGCTTTTGAACAGTTTTACTACATCAGGGTTTTGACTATGACTGGTGGGGTTCTTACAACCCAAGATATTCAAACTACAGAGCGATGGAATGCTCTTAAGGTCACTGGATTTAATGTCACCCTCACTATTAATGCTTACAAAGACATCAACTACACCCAACTTGTAAAAACTACCTCTGTAACAAATGCGTTTTCTGCAGGAAAATACGGTATTATTGGTGCTCCTAGCGTTTATGAAGATGGTAGGAACATAGGCTCAATACAAGTAAAGGCGTTCGGACAATGACAGAGAAAAAGAAAACACCTTGGCAACTGTTTAAGGAAAAAAATCCTGGAGACCCAGTACGTCCTTGGGACCTTGCGAACCCAAATATAGGTCGAGTTGATGAAGAGACTAAGACTAAGCGTTTAAACCTTTGTCTTGGATGCGAGCACTTAATCAAACTAACCACCACATGTAAAAAATGTGGGTGTTTTATGAAAGAAAAGACAAAACTACCGCATGCTTCATGCCCCATAGGGAAGTGGGATGCTGTTACAGTTACAACCGATAAAGGAGAGTCAAATGAGTAATCCAGATGATAAAGAACTGCTTTTTGTAATAGACGGAGAAATTGTATTCATTCTTATAACAGATGAGCGTCTGGCTGCAGTTTTACAGAGTGAACCTTTAGTTATTGAAAGAACCCCAGAATTGGGCGATAGACCTCATGTTGGCGATAAGTGGGATGGCACAAAGATAATTAGACAGGAACGATAATGTCATTGTATAGAGAAGTACGAGTGTGGAGTGGTACAGAGTGGGAATCCCTATCTGTTGCCTACCCTGATTTATCTCCGTATGCTCAAAAAGCAACCACGAATACTTTTACTCAACCACAAACATTTAACGCAAACATTGTTCGTCCAACTCAAGTTCCTTTAGCATACGAAACTGGAACAGTAAATCTTACAACTTCAACTAATGGAGATTTATTGATTATTGGTACAAAATCCTTTGATGTAGGTCGTTTTACAGCAACACCTGTAGTTCTTTTGTCAGTTATTTACCCAACAACTGGTAAAAATGGTTTTGCAACTGTTAAAACAGTCTCGTCATCATCATTTTCTTACGAAGTAGATATGAACGTAGCAATTACTGACAGTCAATCTGGAAATAACTTTCCACTCAAACTTAACTATTACGCAATTCAAGTCCAGTAGGAGCCATAAGTGGCAAAGTATACGGGGTTTATTTACCGTGGAGCCTACTACGGCAACTCTCCACGGCTTGTTCTCAACGCCGAACCGATGTCTGCATCGGCAATCGACTATGGAAAAATCCTTGTACGATGGAACTCTCCTTCAGGTAACTTTACAAAAATTCGCCTTGTCAGAAACAATGACAACTTTTCTGAAACAGAAGAAGACGGCGTTATTTTATGGGAACAATCCTCAACTACAGATTTAACTGGTTTAGTAGAGCGTGATAGGTTTTTAGATGGTGAAGATAACTTCATTGACCCGTATGCAAACAACAACCTTCCCATTACTCCAGGTCAGTTTATTTATTACACTGTTTTTCTTTTCACAAGCAACTCTATTTGGATTCCAGCAGGTTATGCAACAACGTTAATGCCAAGGGATAGAGGCTCTCAAACCACAATGCTTCGTCTTTTGCCAAGAGTATTTACTAGCCCAGAAAAAAGCCCTACAGGAGTTCCTGACCCAGATAGTTTCTTAGCAACTTATCTAAAAGCCTTTTCCTTTACTTACGACCAGATTATTACATCGGCTGAATTGCTTACACCTTCTTTTGGAAAGAGAAAAACCCCTCCGTTTTTAGTTCCACTTGCTGCAGATAACGTTGGTCTTTACCCTGAAATGGGCCTACCATATAGAAATCAAAAGAAACTTATTAGAGAAAGCCTACGCCTTTACAAACTTAAAGGAACTTTGCAAGGAATTCAAAATTATGTTGAGGCTGTCAGTAATTACATTCCAACCCTAACTGTTTCTCCAAACATCTTTTTAGATACCCAAGATTCTTCTTTTACTCAAGGAGTTGGGCGTTGGACAGGAACAAACGGCACATTAACTTCGGCTAGTGATAAACCAGGACCTACTGGAACTAATGCGGTTGACTTAGTTTATTCTGGAAGATTTGTTACCGCAGTTGCTCAAATTTCTAAAATAGCAAGAACCGACAACGTTGCCACTATTACTATGGCTTTAGCCCATGGATTGGCTGTTGGAGATAGCGTAACAATTGCTGGAGTATCCACTGCTGATTTTAACGGGGTTCGTTCCATTACCGCAGTTCCTTCTGCAACTACATTTAGATTTGCTAACACAGCACAAAACGTTGCTGAAGTAACCGCAACGGGAACAGTAACAAACTGTTCAACTATGAGACTAGGCAAAGACAACCCTGTTACAAAAGGAACCCCAGTAAAGGGGTCAACTGCCTACAGATTTAGTTACTACGCAGCCTCTGATTCCAATGGAAACGTTGTAGCAGATATAACATGGCATGATTATCTTGGTGCAGCAATTGGTAGTTATGTTCAAGAAGCCCAGATAAATGGAACAACTGGTGTTTACCAAAGGTTCTCTATAAACGTAACTTCTCCAGCAACTGCGGTTTACGCTACTTACAGATTTGTATTTACAACTCAAAACTCTTATAACATTGACTGTATTCAACTAGCACCTCAAGCAACGGCAACTAACTTTGATGAAGCACGGGGAATAGATATTTTCCTAGACTCCTCAAAGGTTAACATCATTGCTAATCCTTCTTTTGAAACTAATACAAATAACTGGACAACTAACTCATCAAAAACTCGTGTGGCTGATGTGCCACCTGGGTTACCTGGAGCGTGGTCTTGTAGATTTAGTGGTCAAAACGCTTTTGCTGTTGCGGTTGAACTCAATAAAACCCCAACCACCTACAAAATAACTGAGGGTAATACCTATATTTTCTCTGCGTACTTAAAAGCATCTGCTGCTAAAGCAATTACTGCAACTCTTTCAGCAACAGACGATGACGGAGTAGACTCAGACACTGCGGTTGCAACTTGGAACTTAACTACCGATTGGCAACGTTATTCAGTTCGCCTCTTTGTTCCAGTTGGGTTCTCAACTTTAGGCAACATAACTATGGCATTAAATCTTGCTGCCACATTAACTGGGGAAAACGTATTTGTAGATAATGCTCAATTTGAAAAAGGATTTATTCCAAGCGATTACTTTGATGGGTCTTTGCCTGTAGCACAGGGAGTATTTTGGTCAGGCACTGCCCATGCCTCGTACTCTTACTGCTATGTCAGCAGAACTATCAAGATTCCACGCCTTTTGTGGACACTCGGAGAGTGGATGGCACTAAACCAGCCGTATAGAATCCGCTCTTATAAGGGTTTTGAAGGAGACTCCTACTCCCGAATCCAATGATTTTAGGTCGATGGGGGTATAGTCTTCGCCCATGGACACCTTAATTGAAATACTAATCACCGCCTTCAGTGTCTCTTACGTCATTGGAGCAATTGACTCATACTTCTACCTCGGCAAATTAAAAGGGTTTATTGCCCTCCCACTTGCTGGAGGTATCTTTTACCTATTCGGGTATTTTTGGCAAGACATCATCGTGTTAGCCCCAGCATCTTCTTTTGTATCTTTAGCGATGATGATGCTTCTTGACCGTCCTCAAACAGTTCAAACTAGGAGATTTTAATGAGACTACTAATCGTAGGTACGGCAGATGATGTAGATGTAACTATGGGGCTTCGTATGCTCCTTGAGAAAAAAGAAGTAACAATGATTGTTATTCCTAATGCTCCGCAAAATGAGACTCACGACCAAATCATCGTAGTTTCTGCGGAAAAGAACATTCCAGTTGTCCAGACAGGAACTGTTGAAGAACTTATAGCCTCTAAAGAACAATTGGACGTTATAGCAATTGCATGGGATGACTCAGATGAAGCCTTTGAAACTGTCATAGAACTTTCAGGGGGCAAAAACGAAGTTTGGGACATTACGGACGGTCTGAACATAATCGACATTGAGACCGAAGCCCTAGAGGAGCACCTTACTCATGTGCTAGAAGAGTTCACAGATGCCCTAATTTCAGTTGTGTACAAGATGGTTATTGACAAGGTAAATGGCGACGGTAAATTCAAATACCGTAAGCCAGAATGAGCCTGTCATCTCGGCTGCTCGAAGCAAATTTAAGCCACTTCCAGTTCCGTCTCTTTGTTACCCTATGGTCTTTAGCGACCTCAGAAGGGGTCGTAGAGCAGCCCATGGATACTCTAGGACGCTTGGCGAGGGCTAAGTCTCGCAACACAGTCAGAGAGGCTATACGGACCTTAGAGGCTAAAGGGCTACTTGAAACCTGTAGAAAAAAGCGGGGACGAGGGTTCTATGCTGGCAATAAATATCAATTGCTATGCCCTCTACAGGAGCCATCGCTATGCCCTGCTACGGAGGCATCTACAGATAGAGCAGTTAGTAACTATGACTACCTAGTCAATAAGTCATTAGTACCTAATAGTCATATTAGTCAATCTAGTTATGAAAATATAAAAATAAAAAAAGTAAGTGAGGAATCGATGAATCGTAAATGGCAAGAGGAGCAACAAGCCGATAACTCAATCGGGGGCATCGGCAAACTAGACTCCGAGGACACCCCGAAAAAGGGCGTGCCACGCAACAAGCCAGCAACTAGAGGCAAGCGACCTCAAGAGCATTGGACTGTCTGGGATGTGGCTGCAGAGTTTTCCTATCTTGTCGGGCGACGCTTCCCATGGTTGCCAGGAACGGTCAACGTAAATTCTTTATCAGGAGCCTTGCAGCAGATGCGAACTAAGAATCAGACGACAGCCCTGATTGAGTTGGAGTTGTTAAAGATGTTTGTTGCAGACGATAACAACTTTAAGAACATTGGCAACGAGGCCCCGCATCTTTATAAAATCTATCTTGCAATGTTTCGCACCCACATGAACAAGGCTCGGCAGAACCTAGGGTTAAATTTACTAGGAGACATGAGCCAAGAAGATACCCCACAGAGCGAGGCGGTGTTATACGCTTCTGACGGAACGGTATTCCACGACACCTTGATGGGTCGTAACGCTTTAGAGAGGTATGAGAAGAAACTAAATGCCTAGGTATGATTTTAAATGTGATTACTGCGAAGGTAGTATTGTGGAGATGCACTTAGCATTTGATGCAACACAAAAGCCCGTCTGCGACCGTTGCGGTTATGACATGACAAAGGTGATGACACCACCAGCAGTTCACTTTAAAGGAGGCGGATGGGGTGGCTCGTAAAAAGAAGCAGAAACTGCCTGTCTTTGCAGTTGTTGAAATGCCGAAGTGGAAAGCAAAGATATTAGATGTAGTTACAAGCATTTTGTTTCCAGGAGAAAAGTACTTTGTACTTACTATTCAAGAAACTGACTTTATGACCGACGGAAGAAAGTACACAGATTTAGAAACGGGGATTGAAGTTGAGTTATAAATTAGACACCCTGCCCCCTCTACATCGCCATTGGTTATTGAGAAACTCCAATATCCCTAGTAGGTTCTTAGGGGTTGAGTTCTCTGACCTAAATACAAAGTGCCCTGTTGAGGTGGAGGATTGGCTAAGCGATGCTTTGGCTGGTTCCGTCATCAAGCAGGTGGGTGGATTAGGACTGACAGGAGTCGGTCTCCTGCTTGATGGCGGACCAGGGCTTGGTAAAACAACTATGGCGGTCATATCTGCGATGGAGTTCGTCCGTCGTTTACCTAGCGATGATATTGAATCTCGAAAAATACTTAAGTACAGCAAGACAGATGACTACGGAATGCTTTCTCGTCCTATCTACTATCTAACATATCCAGAGTTCTTATCTTTAAAGAAATCTAATTTTGATGCAGAACCTGATGAAAAACGCGAAGTATCTCGCATTATAGAAGGACTTCACGGAAGGGCTAAAGAAGATTGGCTTAATGTTCGCTTACTAATTCTTGACGATTTAGGCAAAGAATACGGCAGCAAATATGACGACTCATCTTTTGATGAGATTTTACGCAGTCGATATGACCGTGCATTGCCTACAATAGTTACTACCAATGTTATGCTAGAAAACTGGGGAACCCAGTACAGCAAAGCAATGGAAAGTTTTGGTAACGAAGCATTCCAAAGAGTTCGCTTAGTAAATCAAGACTTACGGAGGGCTAGAGCATGAAAGGCTCACAATTGGACGCATGGCGTACTGTTCAGATATTTATTTCTCCAACAGGTGTACACGAAGTTCAACTTCGCCCTGATAGCGATGAACCACGCTGTAATTGTGCGTCATATAAAATTAGAAATTCTTGCAAACACACCCGATTCATTCAGGCTCGTATGGAAGAAAATGATGGACACTATGCCATTCTGGTTCCAGAAAATGTTCCAGAAGAACTTGCCGAAGCAGCAAATGCAGACCCTACTAAATTTAGAGAGTTTGTACTAAAGTATGCACGAGTTGAAATCTTGTGAAAAACGGAGATATATCTAACGAGACATCTCCGAGAATAATTGTTTTGGCTGAAGTAGTTGTAAATCGAAAAGAAGAAACACAGAAGAAGTTATTTAAAAGCAAAACAGTTTTTAAAGTAGGGGAGTTAAATCAACTAGAGTTAATCAAGTTGTGGTCGCTAACCAACAAGTATGGGTTATCTACTGAATTAGCAGGACTTGAGTCAGAAGGTTGGACGCAAGAAATGTTAGACAAAGTTATGGATATACTTGACCGACGTGGGGGTAACCCCTTTAACTACGCACAGATGTACAGCACACCGCAGGAACTTGTAGGAGACCTACCGTATCGGGTTAACTTACGAGGAGTAATAGACATACCAAGTCGAATAGCCTTGTATGGCTCACATGGAGTAGAACTACAGAACTTATAAGTAGCAAAAGGTGGCAAAAGGTGGCAGCAGACAACGAGCACAGACTGGTCAGCAAGGTAATACGAGACAGAGACATTCTTCCTGTATTACAACGTGGTTTAACAGTTGACTGGTTTTTAGATGATGACAATGTTGATGTCTGGAAGTTTGTTCTAAAACACTACAGCGAGTACGCAGAAGTTCCTACTGCTGTAACAGTTAAAGACCACTATCCCACCTACAAAATTTTAGATGTACAAGACACTCTAGAGTTCCTTGTTGACCAAGCCGTTTCTTTTCGTCGCAGACTTTTAATTAGGCAGGGTTTACAAACTTCTGTTGATAAATTAACCAGCAACGACCATGAAGGTGCGTTGGTTGCTATGGAGTCAACAATTACACGAGTTAATACCTCTGGTGTAACTGGAACAAACGAACTTGATTTGACAAAAGATGCTGCTGCTAGATTTGCTGAGTATCAAGCCTTAGCAAGTCACACTATGTTAGGAGTTCCCACAGGCTTCGATGTCATCGACGAAGCAACTGCGGGTCTACAGGGCGGACAATTAGTTACGGTAATTGCCCCTCCAAAAACAGGAAAATCACAAATAGCACTTGCCATGGCTATCCACACACATAGCAATGGCAATGTTCCAATGTTCCAGTCATTCGAAATGACAAACCGTGAACAACAACAACGGCATGACTCTATTCGTGCCAATGTTTCTCATGCTCGTTTACGGCGAGGAAAACTCTTTGCGGATGAAGAGCAACGTTATATTGACATGCTTAACAGCATGGATTCAATGAACGATTCCTTTCATTTAGTTGATGCGGTAAATGGTTTAACGGTTGCCTCCTTATCCGCAACCATTACTAAACTCAAGCCAAGCATTGTATTTGTTGACGGTGTTTATCTCATGATGGATGAATTGACTGGCGAGATGAATACCCCTCAAGCAATCACTAACGTAACTCGTTCTTTAAAACGACTAGCACAAAGGCATGACATTCCCGTAGTTGTAACTACTCAAACCCTGTTATGGAAAATGCGTGGAGGAAAGGTAACGGCAGACTCTATTGGTTACTCCTCATCTTTCTTCCAAGATTCAGATGTAATTTTAGGTTTAGAGCCTGTCCCTGATTATGAAGACCTACGTAACTTAAAGATTGTGGCTAGTCGTAACTGTGCTCCAAGAGAGGTGGTTCTAACGTGGAATTGGGAAACAGGTTGTTTCCATGAAGAAATAAAGATGTCTAGTTGTGCAATATGTAAACGCGGAATTTTGCCGTGAACTTAGATATTCCTGCACTCCTAGCAAAACTGTACGTAGACGTTGTGAGAGAACGAGGCGATGAGATTCTTTGCCATTGTCCTTTACACGTGCAGAATACTGGCAAAGAAGATAGCAACCCTTCCTTCTGGATAAATAAGGACACAGGGGCCAACCTTTGTTTTTCATGTGGTTGGAAGGGGAGCATCTTCTCTTTAGTTGGCAACATTCGTGAATTTTTTGATGAAAGCCATAACGTAGATTATGACCAAGTTAAAACTTGGCTTGCAAATACACATGAAATATCTGTAGAACAATTAAGTGAACGTTTAAAGTCTTCTAAAGATTATGTCTCTTTACCTCCTCCGATACCCATGTCAGAGGCACGCCTTGCTTTGTTTATTGAGCCTCCACAGTGGGCACTAGATGCTAGAGAAGTTACAGCAGAAGCCTGTCGTAAACATCAAGTGCTTTGGAAAGAAAAAGACTCGCAATGGATTCTTCCCTTACGAGACCCATACACTTATGAGTTATTAGGGTGGCAAGAAAAATCTCAGAAGCCTGTTTTAGAACGTTGTGATGAGCCGTTGGAGTTTGGTTTTTCTAAGAAGTTTATGAATAGACCTCCAGGATTGAAGAAATCAACAACTTTTTTTGGTGTTCAACACATGATAAAAGAGCGAGTAATTGTTGTTGAGTCGCCACTAGATGTTGTAAAACTGGACAGTTTAAATATCCCAGGGGCTGTTGCTGTATTAGGGGCTATGGTTAGTGCTCCACAAATTAAACTACTACGTAGGTCAGAGGTAATCATCTCTGCTTTTGATAACCCATCGTTTGACCCTTCTGGAAAAAAAGCCTCTGAGCAGATATTAGAAATAGCCCGTAAATATGGGTTTGAATTAAAGTTCTTTAACTATCGTAACCCACACACAAAAGACATTGGCGATATGTCCGAAGAAGACATTAGGTTTGGGCTTGATAATGCAAAAGACATGATTTTTGGAGAAAGGGCTTTCTTTGTTTAAGGGAACTTTAAAGCCCTATCAAGTAGAGGCCGTAGAAGAGATGATAGTTAAAAAAAGGCTTTTGGTTGCCTATGAGATGGGTCTTGGAAAAACCTGTATGACAATTGCTGCTATGGAAACATTGCGAAGCAGAGACCCCGTATTAATTATTGCTTTAGCAAGCCTTAAGTATCAATGGGCAAGTGAAATTGCTAAGTTTTCTGACGCAACTTCCATTGTTATTGATGGTTCAAAACCAACTAGAACTTTGCAATATGCAGATGCTGGGCACTTTGATTACGTAATTACTAACTATGAGTCAATAGTCAACGACTGGGAATTGTTACGCTACCTTTCTTTTAGCGCAGTTATATGTGATGAAGCCACTGCTATAAAAGGATTTAGGTCTAAAAGAACAAAGAAGGTAAAAGAACTTTCTAGTGGGGTTCCTATTCGCTTTGCGTTGACTGGAACTCCAATTCAAAACGGAAAACCCGAAGAGTTATACAGCATCATGCAATTTGTACAACCAACTTTGCTTGGTAGGTTTGACCTGTTTGATAAGACGTTTATTGTGCGGAATAACTTTGGCGGAGTTCAGAGATACCGCAATCTCCCACTACTTCATGAGAAAATGAAAGAAGCCTCTGTTAGAAAGGCTCAGTCTGACCCTGATGTTGCTCCCTACCTACCTGCCACTATTCATTTAGACCCTATCAAGGTCAAACTAAACAGCAAGACCAGAGATGTGTATGAAAAAATTGCCATGGATTTATCTAATGAGTTACAAGAAGCCCAAGAGTTGTACGGAGGTAACTTCTCGTTAGAGGCTCATTATGGGCAGGGGCATCAACCAGGTAGCCCAGGAGACGCTTTGCGTGGTTCCATAATGTCCAAGATAACTTCTTTAAGGATGCTTTGTGACCACCCGTCTCTTTTGTCAGCCAGTGCTGCTAAGTTTAAAGACTCTGAGGGGCAGCACGGCAGTTCCTATGTCTACTCCTTAGATGTCAGTGGTCACCTAGATAATGTATCTAAGACCCATTCAAAGTTGGAGGCAGTTGTGGATTATGTGGTAGACCATCTAGACACGGATGACAATTCCAAGGTAGTTATCTTTGTTAGTTACCTAGGAATGCTGCCTTTGTTAAAGAAGGAACTTTTGTTAAAGAAGATTGACTCTCGTCTATATTCTGGCGAAATGAACGCAAAAGACAAAGAAACCGCAAAATTAGAATTCCAAACTTCTTCAGAAGTTAGGGTTTTAATTTCTTCTGATGCTGGTGGGTATGGCGTGGACCTACCTCAAGCCAACCTACTGATAAACTACGATTTACCTTGGTCATCTGGTACGGCAGTTCAAAGAAACTCTCGAATTCGTAGAGCCTCAAGCACTTGGAAGTCTGTAGTTATTCAAGACTTCCTAGTTCTAAACTCTATAGAGGAAAGACAGTTTGACATGTTGAATCAGAAAAACGCTGTTGCTGATGCTGTTTTAGACGGCACAGGAATCAATATAAAGGGGGGTGTTGACTTAACCGTCGGCAGTCTCTTAAACTTTTTAATAAAGAATCAAATATAAAAGGAGAGCACCATGGCAAGAGCAGCCGATGCACCACGAGAATTTAGTGGTGACGACTTAGTATCACAAGCAAAAGAGTACGTGTCAGTAAAAAAGAATATTGACTTGTTTGAAGACCGTGCCAAAGAGTTGAAGACTTCTCTTTTCTTGCACATTGAAAATGATGGCTTTGAAGATGACAAAGGAAATGTTTGGCTTGAACTTCCTGAACCAATTGACGAATTTTTAAGCATCCAAAAACAAAAGCGAGTTACACAGAAGATTGACAAGTCTAGTGAAACCGCTATTGAAGCAATCAAAGCAAAAGGCTTAGGCGACCGTTTACTGAAGATGGTTGAAAACGTAGACGAAGATGAACTTATGGCTGCCGTATACGACGGTACGCTAACTGAAGAAGAAGTAGAAAGTATGTTCCCTACAAAGGTTGTATGGGCACTTACATTGAGTAAGAAGTAACAAATGCACCCAGAAAAGCAGTGGGAACCTAAAACCCCTAAGTCAAAAGCAATTTCTTCTTTGTCGGAAGAAGGAAAACTTTCTCAAATTCCAACAGGGTCAAATATTCGTGCAAGAATTGTTGCCGACCTAACAAATGAATACATTGCTCACCTTGAACTTGTTATTAATGCTTTAAAAAAAGGCGACACTAACAAAGCAGTTGAGTGTGAGATTTGGGCTAAGGCATTAAAACAAGCGATTGCAATTGCGACTGAATAAATGCCAGGACTACGTGGAGAAGATGAGGTTTTAAAAGCCTTTGCCGACCTTGAATACAAACCAGGGTCAAGGCAAAAGCGAAGAGCCGATTCTCCTACTGCCCAAAAACGTCGTGCAATTGCTGAAAACGATTGGGACGTTAATCCAGTTGTTAAAATGCTTGGCGGAAAAGAAACTGAAGTTTTCACGATTGGTGCAATGGCAAAGGCTCTTGAAAAGAGCATCATTAGCATTAGGTCGTGGGAAAAAAAGGGGTACATACCTCGTGCTCCATATCGTTTACGTTCTAAGACCTTAAATGGTCAGAAAGTAAGCGGAAATCGCGTCTATACAAGGGAACTTATAGAGATAGCGATTGACGAGTTTTCTAAAAGAGGTCTTTTAGGAACTGCTCGTGTAGAATGGTCTTTGCATACAGACCTTACCCACGCGATTGTGTCACGTTGGAAAGATGCTGTATCAGAGAGTCAATAGACCTCACATCCATTAGAGAGCGAAAGCCTCATAACCGAAAGCAGACACATGTCAATCACACAACCAACAGTCAATGCAAATACTTATTTAGATGCAGATGACGAAAATGCAAAACCAAAAGTCGGAACAACCGTTCAATCTGGTTGGGATTCAGCCGATGCTCTATTACGTCAAGACACTACAGAGTTTCCAACTGATTTTAAATTCAGCGAAGAACCTCAACTCATTAAATTCCTAGAAGATGGTCCATTCCGTGTGTATGAACAGCACTGGATTGAAAGAACTGGGAAAAAGTCATTTGTTGCTTTAGAACAAGATGACCCACTTACAGATTTACTTGGAAGTAAGCCAAGAGCACGCTTTGCTTTTAACGTGCTTGCATTGAGCGGTGAAACTCAAACCGTTCAAATCCTAACTGCTCCTCCTTCATTTGCACGTCAAATTCGCCGTGCACATGAAGATGACAGAAAAGGACCTTTAAGCAAAGAGTTTTGGGAAGTTTCTCGTATGGGAAATGGGCCAACAACTCAATACACTCTAAACTATGTTCGAGGTCGTGACCTTGAAGAAGAGTGGAATCTCAACCTCGAAGAAGTAAACCAACTCGTTAAAAATGCGGTTTGTTTTACACCTGACGCTATTAAAGAAACACCTCGTGAAGAGATGTTAAAAATTGCTCGTGAAGTAGCAGGAGCCTAATTTACTGAGCACAAGGGGAGTCTGTGCCGTCACACAGACTCCCCACTTCTATAGCAAGGGGCATTATGAATATCATTACGACACAAGATGGTTTACTAGAAATGGTGGACTATTACTTAACCCAACCTGCATTTGCTTTTGACGTAGAAACCGTTGGGGACGATGACTTTGCAAGAGTGCATCCTCTTTTAAACAAAGTAACTTGGATTGCGTTCGCTACAGAAGGACGCGTAGATGTAATTCCTATGGGACATCCAAATGGAGAGTTTTTATTTTGGGAAAAGCCTTTACTTGCATCAGGGCAAAAAAGAGTAGATGAAGGTAAAGAGATTCGTGAGCAAGACTTCTCTAAACGAGAAGATAGTTGGAAAGCAATTTTTGATGATGCTCCTGAACAGTTACTTCCTGGTGATGTGTTTAAGCACATAAAGCCTTTGATGTTTAGTGACAAAGTAAAGGTTGGTCACAATATTAAGTTTGACCTTAAAGCAATTGCAAAGTATTACCGTGGAGTAGTTTGTCCAAAGCCTTATTTTGACACAATGATGGCTTCTTTTATTCTAGATAACAGAACTAAAAATGGTTTAGGGCTTGATGATTGTGCAAAACGAGAACTAAACAAAGTTGTTGTAAAAGGAATTGGTCACGCTGTTGAAAAACATGCTTTTAGTGACGTTGCTAAATACGCAGGTATAGACGCAGAAAGCACGTGGGAGTTATACAAGATTTATAGTGTTCGTTTAAAAGAACGCGACATGATGACGGTTTGGCGATTAGAGATGGACCTTCTTTTAGTTTTAGCAGATATGGAACTTACTGGAGCATCAATTGATATTGAAGAACTAGACCGTTTGAAAAAGAAGATTGACGCAGACATTGTAGAAGTTACAGCAGAAGCATATAAAATTGCTGGGCGTGAGTTTCACATGAACTCTATTCCAGAAAAGCAAAAACTTTTGTTTACTCCAAAGTCTGAAGGTGGCAGAGGTATTCGCCCAAATAAAACTATTAAGATTGCATTAACACCAAAAGGGTTTGAAGCCATGAAAAGTGGGCAAGAGGTATTAATAAATCATTATTCTGTAAGTTCTGAAGCCTTAGATTACTATAGAGAAAAAGACCCATTAGTAGCAGCCATTATGCGTTACCAAGACTTAAACAAACTAATGACTACTTACGTGACTCCATACTCAGGTGGTGAAGTTACTAGAACGACTGCTGGAAAATCAAAGACTACAGAACGTCAGAGTCTTTTGGTAAACGGTAAGGTTCATACTAACTTTAAATCTCATGGAGCAGAGACAGGGCGTTTTTCCAGTAGCGAGCCTAACTTACAGAACATTCCTAACTCAGGAGAGTATGGGAAACTTATTCGTGATTTATTTATAGCACCACCAGGGCACAAACTAATTGTTGCTGACTACTCACAGATTGAACCAAGAATTATTGCTTCGTTTTCAAAAGACCCTGCGTTCGTTAAGAACTACTTAGATGGTGGAGACATTTACACCACCATTGGCGAAAGAATGGGTGTGGATAGAAAAGCAGGTAAGGTTTTAGTATTAGCAATTGCTTACGGAATTGGACCAGAAAAAATTGCAGACCAAATTGGGTGTACTGTAAAAGAAGCCCACCAGTTAATGGACTTGTTTAACGACAGATTTAAAGACATCAACCGTTACAGAAATCAAATTATTAGATTTGCTAAGCAACAAAGACCCCTACCTTTTGTCCAGACAATCTTGGGCAGACGACGTTATATCCCTGAAATTTTAAGTAAAGATTTAGGACCAAAGTCTAGGGCAGAACGCCAAGCCTTTAACACCGTTATTCAAGGTTCTGCTGCAGATTTAATTAAATTAGCCATGGTTAGAGCACATTCTTGTTTTGTAGGCGAACCTACTGTGAATGTCCTATTGACTGTGCACGATGAATTGGTCACAATTGCTCCTGACCACTTAGCCGAAGAGACAGCCTTAGCAATTAGAGAGTCTATGGAGGGAGTAAAACTTCCAGACATGCTTGTACCTTTAATTGCTGACACACATATAGTACAGAAATGGGGGCAAGCAAAGTAATGTTCTTCCGAAAAAAGAAACCTGCCGAATTAGACTCTGACATGCTTATGGCAGAAATTATGTACCGTATGCGAGGTATGTTTTTAGATTCACAACTTCAAGACGCTTTTGCTTTAAGTGTGATTGCTGGTGCTTCATACGTAAGTGACGAGGTTGCTGAAAAAGAGCAACAAGATAGCGATAAACGATTTAGCAGAATTGAATACTTAATGCCGTTAATTGTGGCTCAGTGTTATCAAGTGGCAAAAGCAACTACTGAGTTACACCGAACTAAGATGGGGAGTGAATCCAATGAAGCCCCTGACGAGTATTGGGACTACTATTTTTCTAGGTCACATCAAATTGCAATTGCCTCTGTAACTGGGGCTATTTGTCAGTTGGTTGATATAGGATTGCTAAGTCTCGGTCCAATAATTCCAAGGAGTGTAAAAAAATGAGTGCTGATTGGTGGGCAAAGAAGTTACAGGGTCAAGTTCCGCAACCAAGGCAAGACTCTTCTCCTCCAATGCCCCCTTCTCAACAACCGATGACTCCTTATGTTGCTCCACAACCACAGCCAAATCTTCGTATTGGAAGTGCAAATCAAACACTGTCTTGTCCTGAATGTGGCAGTAAAAATTACATGGCTGTTGCAAATGCTGCTCCCCATTGTTATGACTGTGGGTATCCAATTAGCCAATCTGGAAGTAGGTATGGGGCATTAACTGGAGCAAACGTTGAAGGCCCTACTAAAGTTGCTAACGGCAATGATGTTCAAAGTAATTGGAATCCTCAAGGAATTATAGGGAGAATAGACGGATGAACGCAGAAGCATTAAAAGTATTGGCTCAACTAAACAAGAAGTTTGGGGATAACGTTGTAGTAAAGGCTTCTGATATTAGAAGTGATTTAATTCCTCGTATTACTTCAGGCTCAACCACTTTAGATTATGTTCTAGGTGGTGGTTTCCCAGGAAACCAATGGAACGAATTAGTTGGTGAATCTTCTCACGGTAAAACTGCTGTTGCTTTAAAGTGTATTGCTGCTAATCAAAAACTAAATCCTGAGTACACAACTGTGTGGGTTGCTGCAGAACAGTGGGTTCCAGAATACGCAGAAATGTGTGGCGTAGATTCTTCTAAGATTATTGTAATTGAAACCTCTATTATGGAAGAGGCTTATCAATCTGTAATTGAGTTTGCTAACTCAAAAGCAGTTGATGCAATTGTTATCGATTCTTTACCTGCTCTTTCTCCAATGCCTGAGATGGAAAAGAACATGGATGAAATGACTGTTGGAAGAGGAGCCTTGTTAACTAACAAGTTCTTTAGAGTCGTTGGTTCTGCCATGAAAAGAAGTTTAGTTGAAGATGAAAGAGCCGTTTTAGGGCTAATCATCAATCAATACCGTATGAAGATTGGCGTAATGCACGGAGACCCTCGTACAACTCCTGGAGGTGAGGGCAAGAACTATGCGTTCTTTACTCGTTCTGAAATTCGTCGAGATGACTGGATTGAAGCAGGAAGCGGTAATGATAAGAAAAGAGTAGGGCAAACCATCAAGGTTAGAACTTTAAAGAATAAGACCGCTCCTCCTCAAAGAGTGGCTTACTTTGATTTTTACTTTGACAAAGGTGGAGACTGTGAGCCAGGGCAATATGACTTTGCTAAAGAGATTGCTGCTATGTCAGTTGTTAGTGGCATAATAGAAAGAAAAGGCGGTTGGTATTACTATGGTGAGCGTAAATGGCAAGGAACCGAAGCGGTAATCGCTTCTATTCGAGAAGAAATTGAACTAATGGACGATTTAAGAAAGCAGGTAATCACTCTTGGGTAAAGTCAAAGCAAGTTTGTACGAACAAGAGATTGCAGGTCCTCCTTGGTTTCTATCAATGGAAGACTTTTTAGATATAGTAGTTCCTGTTATATTACAAAAACAAAGTATGTATACAGGTAAATGGCTAAAAGAACGAGGCCACCCTGAAGATTTGATGATTATTGCGACAGACATAGTAGAAACGGTTGCTTTGACTCTTGTGGCTATTGGGCCAAAACGAGAGTCGCAGTTAGAGAAATGAAATCAGAAGGTCAGAAGCAGTCTCGTAAACACGAAAACCGTTTAGCAAAACGGGTTGGTGGTGCTCGAACTGCTGCTTCTGGAGCCTTTTGGTCTAGAAAGGGAGACGTAAGGTCGAAGGACTTATTGATTGAGCACAAGTGGACTGGTAAAAAACAGGTCACCATTAAGTCCGATGTATTAAAAAAGATTACGAGAGAAGCAATCTTAGATAGCCGAATACCCGTACTTGGCATCCATCTAGATGGGGAGAACTATGTGGTTCTCCTTGAAGACGATTACCTAGAAATGAGAGATAACTTATGAACAGGAATTGTCAATGGATGAACAACCATCTTGGTCGTGGCGATATGAAGCAAGGTGTAAGGGTGTTGCAGACACCGACATCTTCTACCCTCCACGAGATAAAGAACTTTACAAAGTCATTGCTGATGAAGCCAAGGCTTATTGTTTAGGAGAAAACGGAAAGAACCCGTGTCCTGTAAGGCTTAATTGTCTGTGGGATGCTGTAGAAAGAGAAGAGCCTCACGGAATTTGGGGCGGTCTTTCTCACAGAGAACGGAACGCACAAATACGTAAATGGAAGTCTTCTTACAAGAAGAAGATGACCTTAAAGGAATACATAATGCGATTGGATGACTGGAATGAGTGACTTAAAACGGTTCTTAGATGCTAAGAAGTCTAACCCTAGACTAATTGGCGATATTGAACGTCATCTTTTGGCAAAGAAACCAGAAGACCGTCGAACAGATGTTCTACACCCTTCTGAAATGGCAAAGTCTGATTGGTGCTTACGTGCTTCTTACTTTGCTTTGTCTGGAGTGCCCGTAAAGAAAGATAACCCAAATTTACGACTTCAGTCTATTTTTGATGAGGGTCACTCGATTCACGCTAAATGGCAGAACTGGTTTAGTGAGATGGGTGTTTTACATGGGCTTTGGGATTTAGGCAAACCCAATAGCACTACTTGGGCAACTTCTAAAGACCTTGTTGGTGTTCCAGATAAGGTTTATAAAGAAGTTCCGTTGGTTTACGACGAACTTAGAATTGCAGGACATGCAGACGGCTGGATAAAAGGTATCGGAGAAGATTGCCTTATTGAAATTAAGTCTATTGGTGCTGGCACAATTCGTATTGAGGCTCCAGATTTAATCGCTAAAGCAGATGGAGATTTACAAGCAGCGTGGCGAAGTATTCGTCGTCCTTTCAGCACTCACGTTATGCAGGGTCAGATTTACCTTGAATTAATGAGGAGGCTAGGTCATGAAGTAAACGAGATAGTGTTTCTTTATGAGTTAAAGGCTGACCAAGATTACAAAGAGTTTGTAATTAAAGCAGACTTTGAATTAGTGGAAAGCAAGTTTCTAAAAGCCAAAAGAGTCTGTGAGGCTGTCGAAGCAGGTACTCCGTTAGAATGTACAAATAATCCAGGGTTTACCTGTAAATCTTGCGAACAATTTGGAGGAATCAAATGAGTTTAAAACTAGGACCCGCATCAGAAGAAGCGATTAACTCTCTGTTAGACCAGGGGTTTACCTACGCCCCACAGCAATCTGTATTTCCTTTAATGCCAAAAGAGTTAACCGTGTTAGATAGCGAAGAGTTAAGTGCTTTGTTTAGCCAACTTACAGCATGGTCTAACTACGTTGCTACACAACTATCAGCAGCACAAATTGATGAGCGTGCAGCAGATAGGAACTTAGAGGTTGCATCGGCAAAACTAATGGTAAATCGTATGACTCAAAAAATTACGGGAGAACGAATTACAGGTATTAAAGCCGAAGTTTCTATTGACCCTAAGATATTAAAGTTAACAGAAGAACTTGATAAAGTTTATGCCTATCGTAAAATGATAGAGTCAATGTTTTATAACTTAGAACGAGACACTGCTTTAGTATCTCGTGAGTTAACTCGACGTGCTTCTGATTTCCGTGCAAATCGAAAGGACAAGTATTCAACATGATTATTGGTCTATCAGGATATGCACGTTCTGGCAAAGACACGGTTGCTGAAGTCCTTGTGAGGGAGTATGCGTTTGAACGCATATCTTTTGCTGACCCTATTAGAGAGATTTTGTATGCTTTAAATCCTTCTGTTGATGGGGAATCTCTTATTTCAATGGTAGATAACTACGGTTGGGAAATTGCAAAGTCAAAAGAAGAAGTCAGGCTTTTTCTTCAATCACTTGGATACGCTGCTCGTACTCACATTCATAAAGACGTTTGGATTATGGCTGCTTTCAGTAAAATGAGGGAAGATAGAAATTACGTAATTGCTGATGTTAGGTTTCAAAATGAAGCCGAAGTTATACAGGCTCATCAAGGTCTTATATGGAGAGTTGAAAGACCAGGAGTTACGGCTGTAAATTCTCATATTTCAGAGTGGGAATTAGATAATTTTAATTTTGACAACATACTTTTAAATGACGGAGATGTTGAACAGTTAGAATTCTTAGTCAAGAAAACGTATGACAAAACAATTTGATGGTGGATTAGAAGTTGGACAAGAGGTATACGCAGGTATTGACCAATCTTTAACGGGTTTTGCTATTACTTTTTTACAGGCTAATGACCCAAACAAGTACACTTCCTGGGTTTACAAGTCTCCGCATTTTGGCGTAGAAAGACTAAAAGATATTCAAGAGTTTATGCGAGAAGTTTTTTATGAGTATGAAGCACGGGCTGGAAAAGTACTTGATGTTGCTATGGAAGGGTCTGTTTTACAAAGCCCAGCAGCATTAAAACTTGGAGAGTTAGCAGGAGCGGTAAAGTTAGAACTTCTTTATAACAATATTTACCCGCTTCAAGTTCCTCCTATGACCTTAAAGAAGTTTGCTTCAGGCAAGGGGAACTCTAAAAAGCAAGAGATGCTGCTTCAAATGTACAAGCGGTGGGGTATTGAATTTAACGACGACAATGCAGCAGACTCCTATGCTTTAGCCAGATTAATTAGGGGTGTTGGGATAAATGCCGTAGAAAATGCGGTAATTCAGCAAATGAGAGACCCAAAATACAGAGATGAACCACGTTTAGGCTGATTTATATGGGGTTTGAACCTATGGTTACGAAGTGGTGGGCACACAAAACGTAGCAAAGGAACACAAACTCGTGACAGATATTGAACCAAAAGATGTTTCAGCCGAAGAAAACTTTCTTCGGGTTAGTGCAGGAAGTAACCCTCAAAGCGTTGCTTCAGCAATCGCTCATGCCCTCTACGCTGACCATCAGGTCAAACTGCGTGCTGTTGGGGCTGGAGCAGTAAACCAAGCAGTAAAAGCCATAGCAATTGCTCGTGGATATGTAGCCCCTAGAGGACTAGACCTTATCTGCAAGCCAGGATTCACTACGATTGAATCCCGCGACGGTGAAATTTCTGCTATCGTTTTTAGCATTCAAGTCAGTTAAAAGAAGGTATCCTTCTTTTAGGGCACAAGGGAGTTAAGATGTCAGATTACAGAAAAATGGGACAGGCAATGCGTCGTCGTGCTGGAGCAGCAAGTAGCACTCTAAGCGCAACACCTAAAACAACAGTTGACATTCCAGACAATGTTGGTGCAATGATGGCATCAGGAAGTGCAAAAATGTCTGTTGGTCAAATGGTTGGAACATTAGTTCCAAAAAAGAGTGGCAAGTCAGGTGACCCTACAACAATGGGACCAAAGCCTCGCCGTACCCCAGTTAAAGTTGACGCTAGTTCTGGAGAACGTCTTGGTGCAGCAGGTCGTATCACAGCAAAGTTAGGCTGTGTTGACCCATGTGCAAGTGGCACTATGACAAATGGACGAGTTGTTCCAAGTACAATGGGAGCACGTCAAGGATTTACAGGTTCTGCTTCTGACTCAATGCGGTAATCGCAATGAATGGAAATAGAAACCAGTCTGCTTCACAAACTGGCAATGCCTTACAGCCGTATCAGGGACAGGGTTCGCCTACCTCTTTAGGTTCTACGAACCTGTCTTCGGCCTCTGCTCGTACTGCTTGGTCTAATAAAAGCGACCCATACGGCACTCCTCAACCTTTGTCAAAACAGACTGCTGGGTCATTTTACAAGTTTGATGATGGACCAACTAGAGTCGCAGAATAACTTTTCGACACGCTAATTTATTCGTAACTTTTCCCACTATCTTCGGTAGGATTTCTTCAGGAAATTCTTTACGAGAGGGAAGAACATGGACACTACTATGGAACCGTCACTAGATGACTTTAAAAAACTACTTGTAAATCTAAATGATAGACCTGTTAAACCAAACAAATGTAAGTTTGCTAAATGGTTAGACAGTCTTTCTGAAGACAGACGAGAGATTATTGATACCCTGCTTGCTTCAAATTTAGGGCATTCAGAACTGTTTAGAGAACTTACTCCCGTAATTAACATTCCCATGTGCAAAGACACCATGAGAACGCATCGTTCGGGGGCATGTGCATGTCGGTAGACAAAGGAAAGCAATGGGAAGAATTACAAAAGACCGCAGAGTCTTCTAAGATAAAAGAACTGCTTGAAAAAAATGGGTTTGATGCGGAAGACATTGGTCATATTTCTACGGTTAGGTTATCGAGTTATCAGACCGTCACGAAAGACGAAGACGGTAACGCAACTGTTCACGACCTTGAAGGTCTTAAATTCGTTATCCACCCCGCGTGGAACGAAGGACCTAAATGGGAAATCATCCGACCAGCAGACCCAGTAAATGTAAGTATTGGTTGGACACCCACCGAACACGATAAATCACAAACCAAAATGCGATGTGCATTTATTTTGCCTGACCCTCAAATTGGATTTAGAAGGTATGAAGATGGAACTCTTGACCCATTCCATGACGTACAGGCAATAGATGTTGCCTTACAAATCATGGCTTATGTGCAAGAGAAGTTTGGTATAGATGTTGTCATCAATCTAGGGGATTTCTTAGACCTTCCTGAACACTCTCGGTTTATTCAAGAAGCAGCATTTGCCAATACCACTCAACTTGCGATTAACTATGGGCACGAGTTTTTAGCAAAGCAAAGAGCGATTGCTCCAAAAACACGTATTGTTCTATTGGAAGGAAATCACGATAACCGCTTAAACCTCCACGCTACTCGTAATGCTGCAGCCTCTTATGGGCTAAAGAAAGCAAACGATTTAGAAGGAGACCCAGTTTTAAGCGTTCAAAACTTATTGTGCTTAAACGAATTAGGAGTGGAGTTTTATGACAAGTATCCGTCGCAAGAAAGCCAAGTATGGCTTGGTAAGTATCTCAGAGCCATGCACGGTACAAAAGTACGAAGCAACGGCTCAACTGCAGCAGCCTACACAAACGACACACCACACCTATCCTCGATATTCGGACACATACACAGAATCGAACTTCAATACAGAACTACGTTCGATTCAACAGGACCTATTAGAAGCGTCGCGTTTAGCCCAGGATGTTTATGTCGGGTTGACGGTGCTGTGCCCTCTGCTAACGCAGGAATTGGAGCGGATGGTAAACCAGGAGTTCATTTCGAAAATTGGCAACAAGGAGTAGGAATAGTTTGGTACAACGAAGAGACTGGAAGATTTGCTGTTGAATCAGTTCACATTATTGAAGGTCACGCGGTGTATCAAGGGCAAGAATTTCAATATAGTGAATCTCCCTCTCAAACTCCGCCACAGACTTTAAATCAGTAACCACCCCAACCCAACCACATTTTATGGGGTTGCAAACGGCTTGATACTCCGTTTTGTTAACCATTGCTATGGCAACGTGGTGGTTTAACATCTTGTACTCCTTTTATCCTGACAAATAGGAGTATACCTTAGACCATAGTTCCTATGGAAAACAGACCTCTTAGTAACGAACAGTTTGCTGCCCACATAAACGAGGGCTATGGAGGCTCTGTTAATTTTAAAACAAGAGAGCCTGTGACTGGTAAGGGATTCCTAACTTCTTTTGCAGGAGCAGAAAAACCTACTGCTTTGCCAATTAAAGCCGAAGATATTCAAAATTACAGAAACGCTCATCACGAACTAGCAAGTGGTAGTGATGCAACCGTTCATGGTGTGTGGAAAAACCCAGCAACTCCAGGTGTTGCAGACCAAGATTTATCTGTTCAAACTAAGACCCCTAAAGAAGCACAAGAAATGGGGGTTGCTGAAAAGCAAAAAGCATCTTACGGAATGTCAAAGACACGTGTATCAGCACGTGGTCACAATATGGGTGGCGGTGGAGATGTTCTTTTACACACAGCAGACCTTGGAAAAAATGATGTTGACCCACGCTACCGTCCAGGAGCATTAGATACCCCAGGTGCTGGAAGTTTTACTCGCAATCAATACGCAAATAAAGACTGGAAGAAAAAGGCTGGAACACTTGCAGGAAAGCCAGTTAACTATGAAAGTATTCTTAGAACTATAAACGAAAACCGTGTTAACCGTATGCGTGGTGAAGGCTAATGCCAGCAGAAAATATGTCGCCAAATCAAAATTGGCAATCTCTAGGTGCTGGTGGTCTTAACGGCTACAACAATCAAGGCGGAGTTGGTGGACCTTCAGTCCGTTCAAACCTAGACTTCATGCGTCTTGGTGTCGGTCGTGTTCCTTCCGCCGAATACCCAGATGGTTATTTAGGTACGCTAGTTACCCGTCGTCGTGACGACCGTCTTTTAGATTCTATAAAGAACAATGTAAATAAAAAAGCCTATCAACGTGGTGTTCATAAAGGTGAACGAATTGAACCTTCTCAATACTACTGGCCTCAAGAGTTACAGCCCACCCGCGGATTAACCCGACAATTAAAATCTAAAGTTGTTAACCAATACGGTGTGGCTGTCTATTATTCAGACAGATACTCTCCAGAATCAGAACTAACTCCTGCTCCGAAGTTAGTAAATGATGGAAAAGCAAACTTACGTGCTGATGTTCCTAGACCAGTTAAGGGAACGCTTTACGGACAAAGAAGTGAGCGACTTGCAAGTCTTCGTCCTAAGTGGTCATAGTTATGGACGAGTTAAAGGCGGACCGTTGGTCAAAACTCCTTTCTCAGCAACAGATGCAAAAGCATGTTGATGCAGTTGTTAGACAATATAACGCCTCTACAAAGGCACAGCGTGAAGCAGGACGTACTTGGTATGAGAGAGCACACGATGTTGCTTTAGACCTTGGTAAAGGTGATGCAAAAAAGGGAGCGGGAATTATTTCTGCTCTTAGTCCAATGGTTCATTGGGATTTAAATATAAGAAACGCAAAAGAGTTAGTAAGAACAGGCAAAACAACTTCGGTTGGTGGTATGCAAAACGTTCGTAAGGCTCAGGCTATTTTGGCTGGACAAGACCCAGACGAGTTATTTAGTATGGCAACAGGACCAAAAACAACTTCTTTTTACAGAAATATTGCAAATCCATCTGACCCTCATCCTGTAACAATTGACCGCCATGCGTATGATTCTAATGTTGAGCGAAAAGGTGCACTACACGAAGACCTTCAAGGCAAACTAAAGGGTGGAAGGTATGAGCATCACGCTAGTGCAATTAGAAATGCAGCATTTGATTTAGGCGGTAACGTCTTACCAAATCAAGTTCAAGCAACTAATTGGGGAAGATGGAGAGAGATACATGGCATTCAGTAGCAAGTCAGACGGACGTTACGATTGGACTAAACCATACAATCAACGCCCTCCATTTACTCCTGACCAAGTAGCAAAACGTTGGCAGTACAACGGACCCTTTGCCTCTAATCAAGAGCGTTTAGTAACTCAAGCCCTAATGATGGCTTCTCTTCCACGTGAAGATGTATCAATGATGGTTCGCCCTCCTATGCCACAGATACGTCTTATGCCTAAAAAGTATGGGTATAACCGAAAAATGTTTGGAATTGATGACATAGTAAGCATTGACAGAAACTATGTAGAACCACGTGTCAGTTGGTTCTCAGGTGGAGTTGCAGGTTATTCGGCAGCAGACAGAAATGCGTTAGGAAACAACTAATGACAAGTATCCCACGACGTATGGACCTTCGCTCTAATCGATTAGCACTTAGAGCAGAAAATAAAGCACGCCAAGAGGCTGCATTAAAAGAGTATGCTGAAAAACACGATTTTCAAGATAGGTATGACCGAATGTCAGCAATTGCTGGCGAAGGTTGCGAGTATTGCGGAGGTAATCACTATGGGAAATAGCAACGCAGCACGTTGGGCATCACGTTGGGCACAACCACGTAACTTTCAAAGTAAAATTGAAATTCGTTCTGCAAATATGGATGCAGCACAGGCAGCACACGAAAATTTAGCACAGGCTCATAATGGAGCCGTTTATACAGCCTTCCCAAGTGGAATGGGCCTTGATTATCGACCAGGTGGAAAATCTACGTTGGGAAACGTACGGTCAGTGCATTCTACGATGAAAACTAATACGGGAGAGTAATTATGGATATAGAAAGTGGCTCATATCCTTTAGATATGCAAGCAAAGACCGTTGCAAATAACTTAATGAATTATAGCGGAAACCACCCATGCCCATCTTGTGGTCTTATTATGAATCCAGTTGTTGCCATGTACAGTAAGGGTATGTGCCCATCTTGTTACAACAACTTTGCAGCAAAACGCCTTAAAGACAGGATGGCGTAATGGCACGGAAAAAGGCTAGTTGGGTTGGACCAGCAAATCCTGCAGACCCTCAAACAGGGTTGTTAAAGCCTACTATTGAACAAACTTCTGAACAGCGTGCAGAGGCAGAAAAAGTTTCTCCACGTACTGTCGTTACACCTAAAGACCCAAAAACTAAAAATACTTATAAAGAACCTGTTCAAAAACGTCAAAAGCCAAAGGTAAAGACAACCGAAAACCTTAAAGAAGCAGAAATTCGTACACCAACAAATGCTGAGTTAGGTAAAGGAACTACCGCAGTATCTACTGCTCCAAAACCAAAGCGTAATCGTAAACCTAGAAGCACAACTAAAACTGGAAAAAAACTTGACCCTAAAACTGGAAGAATAGTTGCTCCTCGCCCAGGTCAAGTTAGAAAATTAAACGGAAAAGTAGTCCGAGTAGACAGTTCCAACCTCGAAGAAGTTACACAAGCCACTCGCACCACTGTTTTACCAACAGCAGGTAGAGACGTTGTGGAGGGAGCCTCACCATTAACTCCTAGACCTAAAGGAAATGCTTCTATAATTCGTAACGCACCTAGGCCCGCTGCAGGTCCTGCTGGTAATGCAAAACAAATTGGGGAACTGATTTCTCAGGCTAGACAACACCTAGCAAATATGACTTTAAGTAGGTCTAAACCAGATGAATATAACGCCCATCACGATAGTTTTAACTTAGTTCATGCCCAACTGCAGAAACTGGCTCCTGCTGCTCATACCATCTTGGGGATTATGCGTCACGTAACCCACAATGTAACTCCTGAAAGTGCTGGGCATTTTGAGGCAGCAGACAAGGCTCTTGGGGATACACTTGCCTCATACAAAGCAGTAAGTTCTGGTAACGTAGAATCTTCTAGATTTGGACGGCAAGAACGTTTAAGAAGAATTAGAGCAGAAAGAGAAGGTACATCAGAATGATTGCATGGAATGACCGTCGTAGTGCACGACCAGGTATGAGTGCAGATAGCAAGTCATACAAAGTAAGTGATAACGTAACAGTTAAATCACCTGATGGTAAGAAGTTAAACAGCAAGTCTCTTAAGGGTGCTCGTCAAGCAAGAGCAGAGAACCGAGATGCAACCGCTACTCCTTCTAAAAAAGAAGCAAGAGCAAATGCTCGTGGCCTAAAGGCTGCAAACGAACCTAAAAAAGTTCCGATGGAAAATGTTTCAAAAATTGCTACACGCATTTTTGGCCAAGGCACTACTGCAGGAAAGCCTAAAATGGTTGTTCCTGGTTCTAAAAAAGCAAAAAGACTTCAGGCAAAAAGTGATTGGTCTGACCGCTATGAAGCAAAGGCTGATGCAAAATACTCTGCCGAAATGAAAAAAATGAAAACACAAAGAGAAGCAGGTAAATAACCATGGCTGTTAATTCCTCACGTTCAATGAACAAGGGTCTTGCTGACGGAGCAACTGACGGAAAGTATCGTAAGGCTCGCCCTGATACTGAAGTTATGGCTGGTTCAGGTAGCGAAATTACTGAAGCAAACCGTCAGTCTTTAAACCCATTCTTTAACTACGGATTTATTACAACTGAAGCACCTAATAAGGTAAACCCAGGAGCCTA